CCTCAAGACCACCTTCAACAACGCCTTCACCGCCGCCCCGTCGGTCTGGGAGAGGATCGCCATGAAGGTGCCGAGCACGACCGGCCAGAACGATTATGCCTGGTTGTCCAAGTTCCCGAAGATGCGCAAGTGGATCGGCGACAAGAACGTCAAGGCGCTGGAAGCCGCGAAGTACACCATCAAGAACGATGATTTCGAGGCCACCGTCGAGGTTGATCGCAACGACATCGAGGACGATACCCTCGGCATCTACGCTCCGCAGGCGCAGATGGCCGGCGAGTCGGCCAAGCAGCTGCCGGACGAGATCGTCTTCGACCTGGTCAATGGCGGGTTTGCCAACAAGTGTTTCGACGGCCAGTATTTCTTCGATACCGACCATGACGTCGCCGGCGCCTCGGTTTCCAACAAGGGCACCAAGGCACTGACGATCAGCACGCTGGCGCTGGCCACTGCCAGCTACGGCGCCTACCGCACAGCCATGCGCAAGTTCAAGGATGCTGAAGGGCGCCCGCTGAACATCACGCCGAACGTGCTACTGGTGCCGCCTGCTCTGGAAGACATCGCGCTGGCGCTGATGAATTCCGAGCGCCTGGAGGATGGCAAGCCGAATCCCTACAAGGGCACCGCCGAGGTGGTCTGCGATGCGCGCCTGACTTCCGACACCGCATGGTTCCTGCTCGACACGACCAAGGCCGTCAAGCCGTTCATCTACCAGGAACGCAAGGCGCCGGTCTTCGTGCAGCAGATCGATCCGCAGGCCGACGACGTGTTCGGCCGCAAGAAATTCAAGTTCGGCGCCGAAGCGCGCGCCGCCGGCGGCTACGGCTTCTGGCAGACCGCTTTCGGTTCGGATGGTACGACCTGATCGTGAGCGAGCGTTGAGACCAAGCCCACTCAGCGAGTGGGCTTTTCTGAACGTTTGACCAACCCACCAGGAGATCGAAATGGCGAATGAAAAAGCAACCCACCTGTCCGTGCGTGCCACCAGGGACGGTTTCCGTCGCGCAGGCCGCGCATGGCCCGCCGAGGAAACGACGGTGCCGCTCAAGGATTTCACCGATGAGCAGGTCGCCGCCCTCGAAGCCGAACCGCTGCTGACGGTCAAGCGCGTTACCGTCGCTGCCGACAAGACCGGCAAGTAACGCATGGCCTACGCCACCCTCGCCGAGCTGCTTTCCCGTTTTGCCGACATCGCCCAGGTGGCCGATGTCGATGGCACGGGCGAGATCGACGCCGAGAAGGTGGCGCGGGCGCTGGGCGATGCCGATGCCGAGATCGACGCCGCCCTGGTCGGGCGCTATGCCCTGCCGATGGCGCCGGTGCCCGATCTGCTGACGCGCATCGCCTGCGACCTGGCGCGCGAATCGCTCTACGACGATGCGCCGACCAAGGTGGTGACGGATCGTGCCGAAAAGGCGCGGTCCGTGCTCGCCGCCGTCGCCGCCGGCAGGATGCGTTTCGAGGCGGCTGCCGCCCCGGCCGAGAACAGCGCGCAAGGCCTGGTCGAGATCGTGACCGGGCGGCGCACCTCGCCGTTCACCGGAGCCTGACATGGCACTGCTCGACGCCGGCCCGCTGATCGAGGCGCGCCTCAAGGCCAAATGCCCGACGGCGGGCGACAACGTCTTCTCGACGGCCGACCTGGCGGGCGTCAAGGAAAAGTCGCAGGTAACGCCGGCCGCGCACGTCGTGCTGCACAGCTACCAGCCGCTGTCCGACGACGACGGCAGCAGCTCGCGCTGGCGCGAGATCTGGCTGGTTGTGGTCGTCGTCAGGAACGCCCGCCAGAACGTCGGCGCGCAGGCGGTGCGCAACGAGGCGCCGCCACTGCTGGCTGAGGTCGTCGCCGCGCTGGATGGCTGGCGCTGCCCTGGCTGCCTTGGCCTGGTGCGCGCCATTGATCCGCCGGCGCCGTTGATTACCGACGGCTTCGGCTATTTTCCGCTGGCCTTCGCGACGCAGGTCGTGACCGCCGGCGCAGAGGACGAGTGATGGCAGCCCTGGGCGCCCGTTTCGATTTGCGCGACCACAACGCGATGGTCAAGGGCCTGCCCTGGCACCTCGGCTATACCCACAAGGCCGGCCCGCTCAAAGCGCCGGTCGACCTCGCCGGCTGCAGCGCGCGCCTGGTCATCGACAACCCGCTCGACGCCACCCAGGCGCCGGCCGAATTCTCGACGGCCTCCGGGCATATCGTGCTGGGCGGCGTCACCGGCCGGGTCGACATCGATCTCGACGAGACCGACACGCTGCTGGCCGGCACCCGCGCCCGCTACCGGCTCTATTTCACGAATTCGCTGGGCAAGGAATCGCTGCTGCTGCGCGGCAGCCTGGCGCTGCTGGAAGAAAGCGAATGAGCGCCGAAATCATCGAGCTGCGCCAGACCGAGTACCTGGTCATCGATGCGCCCAGCGACGTGCAGGTGGTCGAGCTGCCGGTCGAGACCATCGAGCTGGTCGAGGTTGCCGAGCAGGGCCTGCCGGGGCCGCAGGGCTTGCAGGGCATCCAGGGCGAGACCGGCGCCCCCGGCCTCTCCGGTGCCAATTACGTGCATCAGCAGATGACGCCGGCCGCTACCTGGGTGATCGCCCACGGCCTCAACCGATACCCGTCGATCACCATCGTCGATTCCGCCGGCACCGTCGTCGTCGGCGCGGTGGCCTACGACAGCGCGAACCAGATCACCGTTACCTTCATGGCCGCCTTTGGCGGATCTGCCTTCCTGAACTGAGGAGCCGAGCATGGCGCAAAAATTCCTTACCCCCATCGACCTGGCCAAGAACGAGCTGCAGAACGCGCGCCTCCAGAACCTGGCCTCGGCACCCGGCTCGCCGGCCGTCGGCCAGGTCTACTACGATACCGCCGACAATACCGCCAAGGTCTGGAACGGCACGGCGTGGATTCCGACCGATGCCGCGAAGGTCGCCAACGGGGCGATCCCACTGGCCAAGCTGGCGACCGACCCGCTGGCGCGTGCAAACCACACCGGCACGCAGACCGCGTCGACGATCAGTGATTTCGACACCCAGGTGCGCACCAGCCGCCTCGACCAGATGGCGGCGCCGACCGCCGCCGTGTCGGCCAACAGCCAGCGCATCACCAACGTCGCGACGCCGACGGCTGGCACCGATGCGGCGACCAAGCAGTATGTCGACGACACCGTCGCCGCCATCTCCTGGAAGAATGAGGTGCGCGTGGCGACGACGGCGGCCGGCACGCTGGCTTCCAGCTTCGCCAATGGCCAGTCGGTCGACGGTGTGACGCTGGTCACCGGCGATCGCATCCTGCTGAAGGACCAGGCGGCTGGTGCGGAAAACGGCATCTACACTGTCAATGCCTCCGGCGCGCCGACCCGCGCCACCGATGCCGACAGCGCCAACGAGATCAACGGCGCCGCCGTCTTCGTGACCAACGGCACGGCCAACGCCGGCAAGCGCTTCGTCTGTAACACCTCCGGCACCATCACCATCGGCGCCACCGCCATTACCTTCGTCCAGTTCGACGGCGGCGCCGCCTACACCGCCGGCAACGGCCTGACGCTCTCCGGGTCCGACTTCAACGTCGGCGCCGGTACCGGCATCACGGTAGGCGCCGATACGGTCGGCATCGATACGGCGGTGGTCGTGCGCAAGTATGCCGCCAGCGTCGGCGACAACTCGGCGACATCGATCGCAGTGACGCACAACCTCAACACGCTCGACGTCACGGTGGAGGTCTACACGGTATCTGACGGCGCGCGGGTCTGGTGCGACGTGGTGCATACCAGCGTCAACGTCGTGACGCTGACCTTCGCCAGCGCGCCGACGACCAACCAGTATCGCTGCGTTGTGCACGGCTAAATGAAGTTTCTCAGCCCGCAAGCCGTCGTCGACGTCGGCTCGCTGCCGACGCCGGTCGCGGGCCTGGCCGGCGCCATCGTGCGCCTGACGACGGACAACAAGCCGTACTGGTGCACCGGCAGCGCCTGGGTCGACCTGACCCTGGCCGGTTCGGTCATCACCGTCTCCGGCACGGCGCCGGGCAGCCCGGCAGTGAATGATCTCTGGCTGGAGATTTAAGCGATGGCGACGCTATCAGGAATATGCCGCAATGCAGACGGCTCGCCGACGCAAAAGCTGGTGCGCGTCTATCGGCGCGAGAACGGCGCGTTTATCGCACTTGCCGTGTCTTCTGCCTCTACCGGCGCGTGGTCTGTCACAGTGCCGTCGGCGACCGATGAATACTTCGCCGTCCAGGATGCGGGAACGCCAAATCCAAACGCGGAAAACATTGCGCTCGCGCTGCACTTCCGTGGGGCCAACGGCAGCACGTCTATTGTCGACGAGTGCGGCAACGCGATCTCTCTTTACGGAAATGCGCAAATCTCGACGGCGCAGTCGTTCTTCGGCGGAAGTTCTCTGCTGCTTGACGGAACAGGAGATGGATTCTATGTGCCGGACACGGCGAAACTTCGCCCAGGCACCGGAGATTTTTCGCTGCGCTTTGCCCAGCGCTACGTGAGCAAATCAGGTTATCAGACCATATTTTCAAAAGGCTACGGCGTTGCCGGCGCATTGATTCTTCAGACAGGGAACGGTGATGGAAAAATCAACGTTTACCAAGGCGCGACGGCCACGCTTGTCGCCGCCGAAAGCGGCTCGACGGTCAACGCCGGGACATGGTACGACATCGAGGTCGAGCGCACCGACGGCGTGCTGACGATCCGCAGGGATGGCACAACCTACGCGTCGGCGAGCGACCCGACAAACTACAACGCGACCGCGAACATGATCTTTGGTGGAGGTAGTGCGACGGGATTCAACAACTACTACTTCAATGGGTACTTCGACGAAATAGAGTTCTACACAGGAGTCTCGCCGACATCTCACGCGACGCGAACAGCCGAATTCGTAACCCATGTATCCGGGGGGGCGGATTACGACCTGGTGCATGGGAGGCTCACGCCAGTATGAGCTACACCCCGCCAGCCGGCGACGCCATCACCTTCCAGCAAACCGGCCTGTCCTACACGCCGCCGGATGGCGATGCCGTCGATTTCCAGCAGCCGAACACCGTCATCGTCGCCCCGGCCAGCGACATATCGACCGGCGCATGGACGCCATCCTCCGGCAGCGACCTCTACGCCATGCTCGACGAAGCAACTGCCAGCGACGCCGACTACATTCAGGCAACCTCGGCCAGCACCTGCGAAATCGGGTTTGAAGCAGGCGGCAGCGGCAACATCCAGGGCGCCAGGCTGCGCTATCGACTCCCGCCCGGCGACGGAAACATCACCGTCCAACTACGGCAGGGCGCTTCATTGCTCGAATCCTGGGGGCCGCATGCACTGTCGGCGTCGTATCAGGACTTCATAGCGACTGTCACCGTCACCACCAGCGACGCCAGCGACTTGCGCGTTCGGCTGGTTTCTTCGTAAGGACTTCCCATGCTCAATCTCGCCTCCACATCCGACCTGATCCGCGTCGTCACCAGCCACGCTGCGCAGATCGAGGTGCATGCATCGTGGGTCGATCTTAACGGCACGACGGTTACACCGGGCCGCACCAACACGGCGCCGATCACCACGGCGACGACAACCACCATCGTCGCTTCGCCGGCCGCCAGCACGGTGCGCAACGTCAAGCACCTGAACATCACCAACGACCACGCCAGCCAGTCGTGCACCGTGGCGGTCGAGCATACCGACGGCACCAACGCCATCGAGATGATGGCCTTCACGCTGCTGCCCGGCGAAAACATGATCTTCAACGAAGAGGGGCGCTGGGCGCACCGCGATGCCCAGGGCGCCGAATATCCACCGTCCGGCCTCGGCAGCTACAACGGCCGCTCGGTCGGCTTCATGAAGACGGGTACCGCCTCGGACGCCACCGGCTACTGGTATTGCACCAGCAAGGATGCCGGCTTCCCCGGCGCCTGGGCCGCCGGTACGCCCGGCGTCAATGGCCGGGTAACGGACGGCACCAGCTCGAACGACTATGGCTGCTTCCCCATCGCCAACCCGACGACCGGCGGCAACTACCTGACCGAAGTCAATATGGCGGCCTCGGTCAATCACACGCATGTCCTGTTCGACTGCCTCTGGGTCAATTCCGGATTGGTGGTTACGACTACCGGAGCGCAGGCGATCACTACGCCGACGCTGCCTGCCCGTGACATTAACGGCACGACCAACGGCGAAGGCTGCGGCATCGCGCTGCTGTTCACAACGGCTTCGACGCTGGCGGCCGTCGGGTCAAACCTGACCGTCAGCTATACCAACTCGGATGGCGTCTCCGGCCGCACCGCCACCCTGTCCGCCATCGTCGGCTCGCAGGTGCCGGCGACGCCGGTCATCGGCACGATCGTCTGGTTCAACCTGCAGGCCGGCGACCGGGGCGTGCGCAGCATCCAGAGCATCACGCTCGGCACGTCGATGCTGACCGGCACGATCAGCCTGATGATTACCCGCGACATCGCCACCATCGGCACGACGATCCCCAACGTCAATGCGCAGAAGATCATCGGCACGCCGGGCATCCGCCTGTACAACGGCACCTGCCTGCTGCATTCGGTGCTGACCTCGGCGACGACGGCGACGTTCTTCGCCGGCGAGCTGGTGGTCATGGAGAAGTAAGCCGCCGTGGCCAATCCGGGTGGGGTCTTCGACGAGACTGCGGTAGCGGCCGGCTGGTTCGACGAGACGGCGCAGGCTGCCGGCTGGTTCGATGGCGACCTGGCCGGTGCTGGTGCAGCGCCCATCGATGCCCGCGTGTCGTGGGTGCAGCTGGAGGTTCCCGCCGCGCCAGCAGCCGGCACCCAGATCAAGACATGGAACGGCAGCGCCTGGGTGGTCGGGGCGCTCAAACGCTGGAACGGCAGCGCCTGGGTGGCAGCCACGCTGAAGCGCTGGAACGGCTCTTCCTGGATCGCGGTATAGCCGCTTGCCCATCCGCGTCCCCCTGACCGGGGCCGCGCGCGCGTGAAAGACTCGGGGTGTCATCCCATCCAGACACCACCAGGAGATTTTCACCATGGCTACTCAGAGCGGCATCCTCAAGGGCACCCCTTACCTCGGCATTTTCGGCGCGGCCAATCCGCTGCTGCCGGCCGGCAACACCTCGAAGTGCAGCTTCTCGATCGAGACCGAGACCAAGGAATTGCCGGATTTCCAGAACCCCGGCGGCGGCCTCGACGATAACTTCGATCGCCTGAAGGCATCGAAGATCGCCCTGTCGTTCCGCCACATGAAAAAGCATGTGCTGGAGCTGGTAACCGGCGGCGTGGCGACGACGCAGGCGGCCGGTGCCGTGTCTGCCGAGGCACACAACGACATCGTGCTCGGCGGCCTGATTGTGTTTGCCAAGGCGCAAGACCTTTCGCTGGCGTGCACGGTCGAGAAGGGCGCCACGACCTACGTCGAAGGCACCGACTACACCCGCGTGCGCGCCGGCATCATCCCGCTGGCGACCGGCACCATGGTGGCGGGCGACGACATCACGGTCGACTACACCGCGCTGGCCGCCGAAAGCATCGAGGGCCAGATCAACCTGACCCGCGAATATCACGTCATCTTCGACGGCATCAACGAGCGCACCGGCAATGCCGTGCTGGCCGACTGGTATCGTGTGAAGTTCGGCCCGGCCAAGAACATCGAGTTCATCGGCGACGACTACATCAGCTTCGACGTCGAGGGCACGCTGCTCAAGGACGAGAGCAAGACCGGCACCGGCGTCAGCCAGTATTACAAACTGCGCGCCGTCGGCGTGACGAACTGATATGCGCGTGATTCGTGAAATCGAGGTCGCGGGCCTGAAGGTTCAGGTCCGCGAGCTGACGGTCGGCGAGATTCGCGCCTGGCTGAAGGAAGCCGGCATGGTCTCCGGCGATCTGGTGGATGCCGCCCTGTTCGAGGAATTCAGCCTGCCCGACCTGCTGCGCATGACCGACCTGACGACCGAGGCCGTCGCCGGCCTGGCGCCCTCCGAGCTGCGCCAGGTGTTCGCCGCCGCCGAGGCGTTGAATGCGGATTTTTTCGCAATGCGGAGCCGGGCGCTGGCGCTGGGGCGGTCGGCACTCTCCGCAGCCTAGAAACGTCCGCCCTGGCGCTGGCCGCCAGCGGCCATGCGGCGGTTTGGGATTACCCGTGGCCAGTCTTCGTGCTGGCCTGTGAATTGTCTTCGGAAAAGTAAAACGTGGCCGGCAACCTCTCGCTCAAGCTGATCATCGACGGCACCGCCACCGGCGCCCTGCGCGCGCTGGGCCAGGTGCAGAGCAGCACGGCCGGCGTCGAGTCGCAGCTCAAGCGGCTGCAGGACGCCGGGCGCAATGCG